AGCGTGGCGATGTAGTTCTTCGCCGTGTAGGTCGCACCAGAGACGACGGCATCCGTGACGGTTGTCGTGCTGCCTTTCGTCCACGTCCCGGTGAACGTGCCACGAATGACGCCGGCCTGCATGCGAATCAGCGCCCAGTTGGAATCCTTCCAGAGGACATGAGCCCCAGACGCCTTGCCGAGGTCTGCCGCCTTCAGCTGCACCACGCCACCCACCGCCACCCTGCCAACAGCGTTCGCCGCTATCGGCTCGACAGCCACGCACCAAGCCGTCGTGGTCGCAGACGGCGTGCCACCGGCGACGACGGGCAGCTGCTCAAACTGCGCCGTGGCGTTGCTGCTGCCCGGCGCGATGGCCATGCCGGTGATCGCGAGCACGCCCCAGCGGGCGACCGTCGACCCAGTGTTGTTCTTCGCCATCACCCACGTGTAGGGCGTGGGCGGTTCTCCGGCGGCCGGCGACACGAACCCGGGGTCTACCGACAGAAGGCGATTCAACCCGTTGATCTGGCTTGCCGCCAGACGGATCGGATCGCCAGGGCTGACGTGGCTGCGTGGGTCCATGCTAGTTGAGGAACGCGCCGACCGCAGCGGCAGTAGACGCAGCCGTGGCTGTCGTTCCGGTCTGCTTCGCGCCGGGAGCGGTTGCTATGCCGAGAGATGCCCAATTCTTCTTTTTGTATATCTGGTCGATGACCAGAAGCTTAGGCTGTTGAACGATGAATCCACTCGCCGTGGAGTTTTGGCGATAGATGACCCACGCGAACTCCCAGCCCTCCTTGGTAGTTTGCGGGAGCCCCTTCACGTAAAACGTCGGATCGTTCGCGCGGCAAACCCAGTCAAAGGTGACCGTCGTGTATGGCTGGTCGCCGCTCCACTGCGCCCGAGCGCCCATGAAGAGGGCTTCGCCTGGCTCAAACGCGCGGAATTTCGATTCGTTCACCGTGCCTGTCAGCGAGTAGACGGCTTTCACGAAAGTCTCGGACATGCCGGTCTGGGCCGGCATGATCCACGTTTCCGTGTATTTCATCGCGGGCACAACTTTATCGACGCCCTGCACGCTTGTGCCCTGGACGTTAATGGCGCCGCCGAAGTCCTCAGTGCCATCGCCGCCAATGACGCGCTCGCTTAGACCGCTTGTGACGTGCTCCGTTGAGCCAGTCGTGTCCCACGCTATCGATCCAGGGGCGAATTGGTGGTTTGAATCACCGCTGTCGCCGCCGCCGCCGTCTGCGGCGGCGGTGGACGGCACGAGCGTCGTGTACTCGCCAGTGACTTCAAAACACTGCTTCCCAACTCCCTTGATGCTTAAGCTCTTGCGCCTCCAGTATCCTGTCGCGGTCTGCCAGTATCGAGGCAAGTAGCCCAGGATGGCATCCTTGACCTCGCCCATACCGTCCGGGCACTGCCCGATCAGGTATTTCTTAGTGACGTTCCACACCTCGCCAGCCTCGAGGTCTTCACTGTCGACGCTGCCGCTCTCTGAGTCGCGGAGTTCATAAACCGTGTAGCTGCTCATGAGAACACTGCCTCGGTTGGCTTTTTGTCTGCAATCTTGGTGAGCGCGCTGAGCATCTGCTTGGAAACCTCAGTGCCGGCTGTAATGGCAGCCACGATCTCGCTGCCGACTTTCTGGAATGCGATCCCGATCTGCGACGTCTCGACGGCGGCCTGCATGCCCTGAGCGGCGGCCTGCTGCACGCCAGGAGCTCGAGGTGCGACTGCGTCCATCGCGATGGCTGGTGGTGCTGCCGCCTGGGCCGCCTGGCCTGCCATCGCCGCATTGCCTCCGAGGGCCAGAAGGTCGCCGGCGTTTGAGTTGGGGTCGGCGGCCATCAGTGCGATTGCGTCCAGCTGGGCCTGGAACTCTCCGGGGGCCATGCCGGCCGCCGCCGCCATCGGCGCAACGCCAGCCGCCTCACCGCCGCCTTTGCCGGCGATTGCGCCGACTGCTTCCGCCGTTCGCTCGGTGGCATCGGCGGTCCGGTTGGCGGGATCCTCCAGCCTGTTGATCTCTGGGCCGATATCCAGACCGACGCCGCTCCAGTTGCCGGCACCGGCGATGCCCTTGTCCTTCTCAGCCTTCCCGCCTTCCGGTGGCGGCATGAATGCACCCGGGGGGGCCGCCGGCAGCTTCGGCTTCACCGGTTTCCCCTTCTCGTCAACCTTTTCCTCGGCTGGCACCTTGTCGGTCTTGCCGAGGCCACGCTCACGCGCCCGGGCAGCGTCCTTCCGGAGTTCCTTGATCGTGTCCTCAAAGCCGGCGTCGCGCCGCTTGATCTCTTCGTTGCGTCCTTCTGCCTGCTTCTCTCGTTCCTGCCGCCGCTGCTCTGCTCGAGCGTCTGCCGTCGGGGCTCGCTGGCGGGCCTCCTCGACGCGGGCCTCGACCTTCTTGAGTGCGTCCGACATACCGTTCACGGCAAAGTCCCAGTCGAACGCGGCACGGAAATACACGCCCAGTTTCTCAAAGCCGGCCTGCAGCGTGAGGATGTCGGCCCCGAATAGCCCCATGAACCGGTCGAGCCCTTGGATCAGCATGTCGCCGATGAAGCTGCTGGCAGAAATCACCGTGTTCTTCACCAGGTCAAACGCCTGAGCAAACGCCTGGTGCATTTGCACGAGGGCAATCGCCAGATTGATGTTCATCACGGACCACGCGGCGCCGAAGTCCAGCCGCATGAGGGCGGCGGCGATCGCGTCAGTCTCTTGCTTGAATGCAGGAGAGAGCGTGCGGGCGATGATCACGCCGCCGCCGATCGCCGCGGCCATCGCAGCGATCGACAACGCGATCGGCGAGAACAGGGCCGGGATCAACGGCAGCACGGCCTGGATGACACGGAGGCCCGTGGCGAGTCCCTGGAGGGCGATGCCAGCCGCCAGAGAGGCTATGCCGAGGCCGAAGAGGGCTGCTGCACTGCCGGCCACGATCGCGACGAGCGTGCCGTTGCGGCTGATGAACCCGCCGACGACAGCCATCAGCTTTGTGAACGCTTGCACGGCCTGCGTGGCGAGCGGACCCATCGACTCAATGACTTGGATTTGGAACACGCCAAACTGGGCGCCAAGCTGCTTGACTGCACCGCCGAACGAGCCCATCACTGCCTTGGCTTTCCCCAGCGCAGATCCGCCAGAGTTGCCAATCGCCTGCATGACTTGGTCGAACTTTTCACGCATCTGCGAAAGTGATGTGGCCGCGTTAGCGCCGCGAATCTCAAAGATTTCCGTCATTACGCGAAGCGAGTCAATGTTCGCATCAGGAGCTTTCGTCCCAAGCTGCTCCATCACGTCCATGAACGGCAGCATGTTTCCAGTAGCGTCGCGAGTGCTGACGCCAAGGGCAGCGAGCTTGTCCTCTTCGTTGGCAATTGATTCAATGATTCTCGCAAGCCCCGTGCCTCCGAGCGACCCGCGAAGACCCGCGTCACCGAGCGTGGCGAGCGACGCAAGCACATCGTCGAGAGACTGGCCAGCAGCGAACGCCTTTGGGCCAACATATGTGAGGGCTTCGCCGAGCGAGTCGACGCTGGTTGTCGAGGCGTTTGCAGTCGCCTGCAGCTTGTCGGCAATCGTTCCGAAATCGTCCGTGCCCATGCGGAACTGCGCCATCGTGCTAACGACCACCTCAACGGCCCTGGCGAGCTCCATGTTGTCGGCTGCTGCCACCGAGAGGATTGGACTGATAGCCTTCATCACCCCCTCGGCGTCTAGCCCTGCCTTGGCAAGTTCGCTCATGGCGACAGCCACCTCTTCAGGCGCACGGCCAAACTGAACGGCGAAATTCTTTGCAGATGCGTTCAGCTGCGAGAACTGCTGGTCTGTCGCGCCGGTATTCGCCCGCACGCGAGCCATCTCGAGCGAGTACGCTGCCGCCGTGCGGGCCGCAAACACGAACGGAGCCCCCAGCGCCGTGCCGGCGATCGTCATGCCCGTGCCGGCCTGCCGCAGCTGCGTGCCGAGCGTCATCATGCGGGCGCGGATCCGGCTCATCGCCTGCTGGAACTGCCCATCGCGGGCGAAGATTTCAACGTATGCCGAGCCGGCACGAATCGCCCCTGCGCTAGCCGCCATCTGGCACCTCCGGCTTCACAGGGCGAAATCCGAATGCCAGCAACAGGTCGGGAGTGGCCTCAGGCAGCTGCGGCTTCGGCGTTTCGTAGAAGGGGTGGAAGTTGTACATGGTGGGGGCCGGCTCGCTGCTCTCGGAATCGTGGTGAATCTGCGCAAACAGGGCCATCAGCGACGCCGTGTGCGTCCAGTTTTCGTGCTGCCGTCCTTCCGCCATCCAGCAGAGTTGCCGGAGGGTGAATCCCCAAGGCTCGACGCCGATGATGCCGGCGAGGTGGAACCCGAGCTCCCATGCGTCTTGAGGGCTGCCTCGAAGTCGCACTGGCTCAGCGCCGCGTCGATCGCCTTCCCTGCCTGCGCCTCCATCTTCCGCTCTGTCTCCCGCAGCTTCTTGATTACCTTCTTGACCAGCCCCTTCCTGGGCTCTTGGAAAAAATCGGACACCTCATCCACCAGCCGCTCGACCGCATCCTTGAGCACTTGGCCGTCGCACGCGGCGAAGAACTCGTCGTCCGCCATGTCGACGGCAGCCAGCTGCGGACGCACCACAGCGCACACGACCTCGAGCACCTTGAGGTCGTCCGCCACCCAGCCCGAGAGCGATTCCTTGTCGAGGTTGCAGATGTCGAGCACGTTGACGCCGCACAGATCGCGGACGCGCTTGACAGTCAGATAGGTGACCTGGATCACCCATTCTTTGCCGTCGAGTGTTTTGAACTTTGCCATTAGTTGTAGGGCCAGAGCTTGAGGACAACCTCATACGCCAGCACGCCACTGAACTGGCCCGACACCTTTACCTTATGCACCAAGAAGCTCGCCGACGCGCCGTCGATTTCTATCGTGACCGGCTGCGGAGGAAACTTGTTCCACTTCTTCATAAACCTACGCACGTCTTCGACGTCGTAAATCTGCAGCGTGATCGTGTTCATCTCGGTGAGCGTGAGCTCACCGCGAAATTCCGAGTCCCAGCGAGTAACGTCGACCGTGTCGAGATCCAGGTCGATGTCAAAATCGCGAACGCCCAGCAGCACAACGCCGTCGGCTTTGACAGACTGAGCTCTGGCGAGGCGGACCTTTGGCACAGGTCACCTCTGCGTCAGGACACAGTCGGTGCGTAGCTGATGGTGTACTCGTTCCGCCCCTTCGGGCTGACCTTGTTCTTGACGTCGAGCACAACGCACCCGACGGCAGTCATGCCGCCGACCGTGATCGGGCCGGTGGCCCCGACGGTGGCCGAGTGCTGCGTGGCAGTCACCTCAAGGGTGACGTCAAGCAGACCGCATCCGATCTGCTTTTCAGTGTCGCCAAACACGGTGATATCGACCTCGTCGCCGCTGGCGTTCAGATCGACGTCGACCACATTATCAAGCGCGACACCAGGTGCTGTGACGAGCGCATTCTTTCCGAGTCTGTATTTGGCCATGTGACCCTCGCGTGGTTGTTAGACGGTGACCTGGTCGCCGGCGTCGAGGGCGACGCCAGGCTTGATCGTGATCGAGACGGCTTCCGCGCCGCCGATCGGCTGAGTCCGCTTTGCGCTGGTGATCACGCCAGTGATGGCGAAAGCAGTGCCGCCGCCGGGCGTGACGGTGACGGCCACGGCCTTGCCGTAAGTCTGAGACGAGTCACCCAGAACCGTGGCCTCGAGCGTGCGAGCCTGCAGGCCGGCGACGGTACGCTTGTAGACCCCAGAAGAGCCCTTTGTCGTGGCGTCGACCTTTTCGGCTTCGATCGTCATTGAGACGTCTTGCACGCCCGTCAGGCCGGAGATCGTCGTGTCTTTGCCGAGCAGAATCGTGGTTGCCATAGCTTCCTCACGTGGGGTGGGCACCTATTGCCAGTATACCTGAACGGTTGATCACCCACTGCGGAACCGGCCGGCGAACTCCTTCGGGATGCGGCCGCGACGGATGCCCTCCATCATGGCCGGGAACATGAACGCACGCTGCGGGTACGGGAACGTCTTGCGGAAACTGGTGATCTGCCAGTTGTTTCTGTGCTTTGGCCCCTTGCCAACGCGATACCACGACAGGATGCCCTTGTATCCACGATCATACCGCGGAATCCAAGCCCATGCCGCCATCTGCTGCGTTCCGCCGTGCTCGTGGAGCGATGCGATGTACGGCGCACCATCCATGAAAGAGCCGATCAGCATCGACTCTGTCGATTTGTCGTATCCAAACACGATGGACTTGCGAAGCGTTCCTGCGTGCGTGTGAGGCTGGTGCGGGGCGATGCTAGCTGGCTTAAATTTGATTTCGTACAGCCGCCTCTCAATTTTGCGTTTTGTACGATCATTGACGTCACTGCGTGACATTAGCTGCCGCAGCGGAACGCCAGGATTTGATCGCATGACCTTCAGCTGCGGCTTGGTCATGCCCATCTTCTTGATCGACCGGCGACTGATCTGCATTACAACAGAACCAGCGCCAAACAGGCCCCAGTAAATCGCTTTATCCAGCGACTTCTGTACGCTCGCCCTGTCGAAGAACATCTCAAAGTTGATCCGCATCGGGATCCCCATCGATCCCGACAGACCAGAGCCGAGCGGATTCCGGCCAGCGTCAAGCATGCTCATGCGCCGGTAGCTCCTGTCGGGCCGGTGGGTGCCACCGGCACCCACTTATCCACGGGCACGTCCCACTGCACGGCGATCTGTGCCATGAACACGTTGCGGGCCTCGAGGAGCTCCGGATCGTAGGGAAGCGGATTGCCGACCTCTGTCCAGTCACTGTTCTCCGGTAACCCCGCGGGCTGGATGTAATTTGAGCGAATAGCGTCGACGATCTCCTGGCACAGGTCCTCCAGTGCCTCAATGTCGGATTCGCTCCCGACGTGCTTGGCCACGACGATGCCGACCGTCACGTCGGCCACCTCCATGCCACGTGTCTCTGTTTTCATCGTGTACGGGCCGGGTACGACCGACACACGGAGGGATCCGAGATCCTCTAGGCCGTAGTCCGGCTTCCGCTGCATGCTCACTGAGATCGCGCCGCCAGGCACGCTACCCCAGGTGAACGCTGAGAGCGACGCCGCGAGCCGCGTGGCGAGGTTTCTGGAAATGTGTGGCAGTAGCGTTGGCATGGATCACCTTTCTTGCGGGCCGGGAATGTGCGACGTGAGCTCGAGCTCCAGCTTGGCCACCGCTGCGGCCGTCTCCTGCGACGAGTGCCGGCGGAACGCCTCGCGGGCGTGCTCTAGGGCCTCCTGCTTCAGCCCGAGGCTATAGGCAGCAGTAGCGGCCATCTCCGGGGCTCGGTGCCCATAGGCCACTGGATCGCTGGTGTGCGACTGTCTGTCAGGGGGAGCCATCGATGCCCGCCTGGCCCAGTGCAGGGCGCCGACGGCGTCGCCGGCATCCCAGCACGCCTCGCCGAGGGCTAGGTAACCCTCTGGCTCGTGGGGCGACTCATCGATGGTCCGCAGGAGCCAGTTGCCGGCCTTCTCAGGCTGCCGGCGGGCGAGCACACGATACGCGTAGGCCCGCTCGCACGCGGCCCCGCCGGGGAGCGTGAGGTAGTGCTCAAACGCCTCCACAATCCCGGGCTGGTCGTGGTAGTCGAGCTCGCGGGCAAGATACCAGGACATTCGGGCATCATGCGGAGCCTCTTTGACGGCCTGCTGGAGGAGCGTCAGGTCGGACTTGTGCTGTTTCCCTGGCTGCCTGTGGTGCCGGATCAGAGTCTGCTCGCAGTGCGATTGCACCTCGCCACCAGCCCACCGCACCAGCCCCTCGTGCGTGGCACCCGTCCACCGGTAGCCAGACCGGAGGTGCATCCTGTCGCTCTTAAACCGCAGGGCATCGCTCCACTGATACCAATACCGCAGCTTCGTTGTTTCCGGCTTCCACGCAGCCTCCAGGGCGTCCCGCCAACCCGGCTCAAGCACCTCGTCGAGGTCGAGCCGGATTGCCACGTCGACGTGGCTCGGCAGGTGTTGCATAGACAGGTTGTGGGCGTCGTCCCACCGCCACGGAACGACGTTGCCGCGAGCCACGGTCACGTCTTCGGCCTCGAGCAGCTGCACCGTGTCGTCGGTTGAGCCCGTGTCGGTGACCACCCGCACGTCCGCGTCGCGGCACGAAGCCTCCCATGCCGCGACGTTTCCGGCTTCGTTCTTGGCGAGTGCGTAGATGCCGACGATCATCAAGCCTCCACAAGCACGGCGGCCTTCCGCAGCCCGTCGTGGAAATAGACAGGCTCGCGGCCCGTCTCTTCGCAAAACTCTTCAACAGCCCTCTCCACGTCCGGATTGTCGCAGTCGTCGGCCAGGATCACCGGCACGTGAGCCACCAGCCGCAGATCGGCCAGTGCCCCAGAATAGGAGTGGTCGCCGTCCACGTGGGCGAAGTCCGCCGGGGGCAGCTGCTGCAAGTCGTGGCTGTTGGCGACGATCAGCTGGGCGTCGATGCCGAGCGAGTCGACCACGCTCTGCCAGTGCTGCAGGCAAGCAGGACTGTCGGCGTCGAGGGCACCGTCCACGCACAGAAACTTCGCGTCAGGCGCCACAATGTGAAACGACGCAAGCGAGTAGCCGCACCGCGTGCCGATCTCAATCACGCTCGACGGCTTGTGCTCGCGGCACACGCGGGCCTTGGCCGCGTAGTGGCCAACGGCCTCCGGCGAACACGGAAACCAGTCTCCTGGCATCCAGTGAATCCGCAGCCGGCCGCCAACCTGGTCCTCGAGCTCGTCACCCATTGCTGCCCCCGATCATGGAAAGAACTTCTGCCACACTCATTTCAGCCATCCACGCCTCGGCGTCACGCACGCCAAAGGTTGCCACTAGTTTGTCACCGCGGCGAGCGAGCCCGGCCGCAAACTCAATCGCCCGCGTTTCGCGAAACGCGAAAGCCGGCGACCAGCCGGCGATTCGCCAGCCGTCTTCGCGGAACAGGACGAACCTGTGTTCGTAGATCCGGCCGCCAGTGTCGTCGGCCACCTCGTGGACCAAGGCCAGCCAGCGGCCGTCGCCGAGGTCCACAAGCTGCGAGCCGCCGCGCCAGCCGCGGGCGATCGCCGGGGATTCGGCGTGATGCTCAATCAGCCACCTCCAGCCGTCGCGGCGGACCGTCGACACGCGTCCTTCATCGCAGCACGAGTAGAGGAATCCAGCCGTGCCGGAGATCGGCATCCAGTTCTTCTCATGCCTGCCTGCGTGCGGTTCGTCAAGCATGGCTGGATCGATGACGTTTGCCATGTACGGCAGAAGGGTGGCCGTTGCGATCCGGCACGTGCCGTCTCGGCCGGCCCAGTTGCGAACCGTGGCACTCACCACAAGCCCGCCATCGACCGCATTCAGCCGGCAGTCCTCAAACCCTTGCACGGGAAAGTCGGATTTTGGGTAGATCGGATCGGTTATAGCGGACGGCTGCGACACAGCGGCCAGGTCGGCGTCAATCGCACACAGCACGTTGATAGTGCGAATCTTATCGCCATCCTCCGGCGGAATTACATACCGGCCGTCAACGATCCGATAGTTGCTCGACCGCACGATCGCCAGGAAGCCATCGTCGTGCGCGATGATCGTTGGATTGAACGTCGACCAACCGTCCGATGCTGGCTCAATGTCAAACCTGTGAAACCGGCACGCGACGAGCTCGTCGAGCGTCTGCGTGTACCAGCTGCGGTTGCGTCGCACCAGCCGCTCCTTCTCCGGAGTCAGTTCCATTTCGAGCAACCGCTCGCACGCCCTGCGGCCAGCGTCGAGCTCGCCAGCGTAGTACGCGTGCGCGGCCAGTTGGTGGAGGTGCTCGAGCATCGGGCGTGCCTCACGAGGTGGCGGCGGCCTTGATCGCGGCCCGCAGCGTGGCGTTGCTGCCTACGGCAGCGATCACGTCGTTGATCGTCAGTGATCCTGTCGGCCCTGTAGGGCCGACGATCGACACCGCTGCCGGCCACTGGTCGTTCGCTTTTGGTCCGAAAAACTGCTTGCCGCTGATGTCGAACGCGAGGTCGCCGTTTCGGCCCACGTTCGTGTTTGGCGTTCCGCCAACAGCGACAATCGACGCGCCGTCCGCGCCGCTTGGCCCCGTGACGCCGCCGCTGCCAGTCGGCCCGGTGTAGCTCTGGCCAGCAGGCCCTGTCGCGCCAGTGACGCCAGTCGGCCCCTGCGCCCCGGTCTGCAGTTGCAGCGGAGATCCCCACGAGCCGTCAGCCTTTGGCCCGTAGAGCCGGCCGTTTGTCGTATCGAGCCAGAAGTCTCGGCTCTTGCCGAACCCAGCAGAAGGTGCCCCAGAGCCGCCGTAGAACTGCGAGCCATCCGAGCCGGTCGGGCCGGTCACTCCGGTGGCTGGAAGCCAAGCGGAGCCGCTCCACGAGAGCACCTGGTTGGCGGCCGGGGCAGTAGCTGACACAGCGCGGCCCTGCAGCTGCGTGGCGTTGCCGCTGAGCGTTGCTGGTAGTGAAAAGAATGGCATGAATGTCACCTCGGATTTGTTGTGCCACAATCGCTACGGCGGGCAAATAGCGCCGACCGGCTATGCCTCAACCCACGTCCCCGTCGCCTCGTCCAACACAAATCCCTCGCCGGGGCATGGCGGGATGAACACGTCGAGCTGCTCGTCGTAGCGGTATCCAATGCCCGCGTAGACGCCGCGAATGCGTCCGTTGTAGGAAGTGCGGACGCAACGTTGCCCGCGAACGGCTGCGTAGTGGGCCTCCCAGTCGACGCCCTCGGTTTCGTCGCGGCCGACGATCACTTCGGTAACAATGTTCTGGTCGTTGAGAAAAGCGTAGTGCGCCATAGCTAACTCCAGGTGACGGTGCCCGTGCCTGCTGTGATCTGAATTACCGTGTCTGTGCCGACTGTGTTGCGAGTAAACGTCAATCCAGCCGAGAGCGTGGCGACTGCCTGCGAGGCGTTCCATCGCAGGATGACGACACCGCTGCCGCCGTTTCCGCCATTGCTGGACGCGGTTCCATTGCAAGCTGCCCCGCCGCCGCCGCCGCCAGTACCCGCCGCGCCAGCCGTCCCTGCGACAGCAAGGTCAGAGGAACCTGCGCCGCCGCCTGTCAGCCCGCCTGAGCCAGCCGTCGATGTGCCAACGTATCCACCGCCGCCACCACCTGCTCCGTAGAAAATGGTTGTGCCGGTGATCGCGGACGATCTGCCGATTCCACCGTTACCAGACGCCGACGCCGTGGAGTCTGCGCCGGCGGCACCCGCACCGCCGCCACCACCGGAAGAGGTTGCAGCACTGACGCCCTGACCTCCGGTGTTGCCTTGGAGCGAGATCAATGACGACATCCGAGTAAGGAAGGAATTGCCAGCACCAGAAGCACCAGTGGCGGTGATAGCTCCACCCGTGTTTGAACCGCTGCCACCGAGCGCAACGATTGAGCCAAACACTGATAGTCCGCCGTTGGCCCCTGAGTTGTTTACGGCTGTGGCACCTGCTCCACCTGCACCGATCTGTACAGAGTAGTTCGTCATAAGCGTGATGCCGATGCTTTGCTCAACAAAGCCGCCACCACCGCCGCCGCCGGCAGCCCTCTCGTTGCGCCTAGCCGCACCGCCACCACCAGCGACGATAAGTGCCTGCACGGCCAGCAACTTCCTCGCATCGGCAGTGCCACTAAACGGCCCCTGCACCGGCGTGACAATCTGCCCACCTAACCCGTATATGCCTTGGTTCACAGGTCGGCCCCTAGGGCCGTGACGTGCGTGGTCTGTGCCACGCTGGTCGTCACGCGGATCGACCAAGACGCGGACGGCAGGATGAGGTTGTTGTAGCTAGTGCTGACGCGGGTCTGCTGCACAGTGCTAGAGCCGGTCGCAGCCGCCACAGTGATTTCGTCGAAATGCCAGTACGTTGTGCCGTCATACAGAAACACGCGGACGATAGCCGCCGCGCTCGTCGCCGCCAGCTTCACAACGATTTCAGCAATGCGAGTGCCCGTGCTTGCACCTGTGATGAGCGTGCCCACGTTTGTCGGCGCGGTGTAGCTAGATTCTGCCGTGGCGATGCTGACGGCACCGATGCGAGGCGTCACGGCGAATGCTGGTGATGTAGCCATGTGGTTTCCTTATCGAAAGTTGGCCCAGAGATAGAGATTGTCAGCCGCCGAAGGCGTCGAGGCACCACCGCCGCCACCAGAGACTCCGATCTCTACGTAGACGGGCGACTCCCACTGAAACAGTCGAGAGGTGGATTCGTCCAGGTACAGCGTTGTCGATGAGCCGGTCGCCGGGAAGTTTGCCACCGACGAGTGCACCGAGAGCGAAGAGCCTCCGCTGCTTCCGGCCGGTCCAGTCGGTCCCGTCACAGTTGACGCAGCGCCTGTCGGCCCAGTCACAGTTGATGCGGCGCCAGGGCTTCCGGTAGGCCCGACTTCGCCGTCGCTGCCACGCGCACCAGTGGCGCCGGTACTGCCGTCGCTGCCTCGTGCTCCCGTACTTCCAGTGGCGCCTGCAACGCCATCGCTTCCTCGAGGCCCCGTGCTTCCAGTGCTTCCGGCCGAACCGTCGCTGCCACGCGCGCCCGCAGGGCCTGTCGGCCCGACGATCGACTGACCAGATGCACCGGTCGGGCCGACTGGGCCTGGGACAGTTGACGCAGCGCCCGTAGGCCCAGTGACCGTCGACGCTGCGCCTGTGGGGCCTGGTACGGTCGAGGCTGCCCCCGTCGGTCCCGTCACGGTTGATGCAGAACCGGTCGGGCCGGCGACCGTGGATGCCGCGCCGGTGGGGCCGGTCACTGTTGACGCATCGCCAGTGGCCCCAGTGGCTCCGACCTCGCCGCGAGCGCCAGTTTCGCCGCGCGGGCCAGACGGCCCCGTCGGCCCGACGCCGGCCAGCTGCACGCTGAACGTCTGTCCGTTTGTGATAACCGGCGATACGCCGGTAGCACCAGTGACGGTCACGGTAAACGGAGCGGCGCCGGTGACGCTGACGCGGATGTCGCTCATGGAGCCCTCAACGTAAACGTCCCAGACGTCACTGCGCGATCAAGAGCGGACGAACGCAGGAACCAGCGATAGCTTTTTGCCAGCGACAGACCCTTGACGGTTGACGCCGCCAGCGAGAGCGTGATGGCGCCGATTGAGTTATCGACGCGAGCAATGGACCAAGTCGCAGCAGGGGCTGGTGTTGCTGCGATCGCGGCTGCATACCCGGCAGCTGTGTCTTCGTAGATCACGGCCGTCAGCGTGTCTCCAGTCGTGGAGAACCCGAGCGACCCAGCGATGGTCACGCCGTCAGTGTGGGCGACGACAACGTTGAGCGTGCCGGGTAGCTGCGTATATGTGGAACTCATAGTGTCACCCGAGAGTGTTTTGTATCGCCCGACCAATCACCCACCGCATCGCGGCCTGCCCCGCGCGAGCCGAGAGCAGCAGCGCGGAAGCTGCGGCTGTTAGGATCGCGGCGAGGTAGATGGAGTCACGCACCGGGAACCTCCACCCACGCCAGCGTAGTCTCGTCCCAATAGTGTCTGCCTTCCGGCTTCGGCGTCGGTGCCTGCCAGTCGTGGTTCTCGTCAAGCGTCCACGACGGAAACGGCTGCGGTGAGACGAACACGTCGGCCGACGAGTCGTAGGTAAAGCCGATGCCAGCGAATCGCCTGCGGATGCTGTTGTTGTAGCTCGTCTGCACCCAGCGACCACCAAGCAAAGACTGACAAAACGCGATCCCCTTGGACTCGCTTTCGACGCCGTTGTCGAGCAGTTCCGCGTTGGCGACAACGATCACCTGTGTCACCACGTTTTCGTCGTTGAGTTGTGCGAAGTGTGCCATCAGAACGTGATGCTCCCGGTGCCAGTGAACGTGTACCAGTTGTAACCGCCTGCCTGCGTCACGGTTGGCGAGCCGGTGGTTGCCGATGCGGCAACTGTAGTGCGGATGATCACTACGCCAGAGCCACCGGCACCGGAAGGTGCAGCCCAAGAGGCGCTGTCGCTCGCGCCGCCACCACCGCCGCCAGTGTTCGTCGCGCCAGCGTCACCGGCATACGAACCAGCGCCGCCGCCGCCGGAACCACCGGAGGCAGAGCCGGGGTGTATTCCGCCGCCTCCGCCGCCCGCATAGGTAACGCCGTTGAGCCACGATTGACCGTTGCCGCCGCTGCCAGCAGCCACGTTGGTGCCGTTACCTCCCACAGAGCCAGCACCGCCGCCACCGCCGCCGGGGGCGTCTGTGCATGTGCCACCTGCGTTGCCTTGCCCAGCCGTGCCGGTCCCCGGCGACTGCTTGGGGTAGCCTCCACCCACACCGCCGCCCGAGCCGCCGTTGCCGCCAGCATTCGGCCCGCCGTTGGCAGCGTTGCCGCCACCGTATCCGCCGCCAACCGCCGTCAGCGACGATCCAAGAGAGGAGTTGGAGCCTTGGCTCCCCGGCACCCAATTGCCGGTGACGCCAGACGCTCCAGCACCGACAGTGACCACGTTGGTAGAGCCAACATCTAGCGTTGCTGTGCCGGTCAGCATTCCACCAGCGCCGCCGCCGCCACCATAGGTTTTGCCGCCGCTGCCACCGCCAGCGACAACAAGGTAAGCGACTGACACCCCGCTGCTTGGCGTAGCCGCGCTGCTCGCCGCCGAATACGCCCCCGTGCCGACGCCATTCACCGCTGCCACGCGAAACGTGTAGTCCGTGCCGTTTTGAAGCCCCGTCACCGTCGCGCTCGTTGCGGTCGAGACAGATCGCGTGAAGGTTGTCCACGATCCGCCGCTTGGCTGATATTGCACCGTGTAATCTACGATTGGTGTCTGAGAAAGAACGCCCGTAGGCGCAGTCCACGCCACCACCACCTGCGCATTGCCAGCCGTCGCCGTCACGCTTGTCGGCGCAGGCGGCAAAAACAAATCCCAGCGAGCATCAGAGCCGCCGCCGGAAGCTGGCGTCAGTTCCCACACCGAGCCGCCAGCGTATGTGTAGCTTCTTCCGTTTTGCGTGGAGGTCTGGCCCACGGTGGGCGATGATGGAAATGAGAATGGCATGGTGTTAGTTCCCTAGTTCGATGTAAACGCCAGACGAATCCCAGCGAAACACGCGAGAGGCATCACGACTTACATACAGCACGCCCGCCGAACCAGTGGCGGGAAAGCCTGCGGTGGTCGCCGCCTCGAAAATCTCAGTGGCGCCGGAGCCGCCGCCGAGCGTCAACGTGACGAGGTTGCCGCTGGCGTCCTTCGTGAAGAGCTTGGCGTCGGCCCACGACACAGCCATTTCGTGTGTCTCAAGCTCTGACGCTGCTGGCGTCACGCCAGACGTGTAGCTTCGCCGTGGTTGTACCTTATTTGGCATTACGGCACCGTAAGGGTTGCGGCGTTGCTAGTCACGCTTGCGGCGATAGCTGACGAAACGACAACGCGGTACTGGTCGCCGTCGTCGGCCGCCTTGCTCAATCCGCTCAACGAGAGAACGGATGCCGTGGCGTTGGCGATATTCGTGAAGACGGACGAGCCGACAGAACTGGCAGCGATTGTGCTGGTGCCTGCACCGTTCCCGGCTATAGCGACGAACACGCCGCCACCGTACGCGACACCACACCACCGAGCGCTGGCAGGCAGCGACCGCTGCACCCACACAATGCCGTCCGTGCTTTTAGCTACTGTGTTCGCGGCACCTGCGCCAGTTCTTGCTACAGCAAAAAACGCATCATCACCAAAGGAAACGTGACTCCACCCCGCAAAAGGCATTGCGGCTTCCGTCCAATTGATGCCATCAGCACTAGTGGCGGCAAAAGAACCAGACGAGTTAATCGCAACAAACACGCCATTGCCATACGCCACACTCTGCCAATCGCGGGAATTAGGCAGAGTGCGCTGCGTCCACGTAACGCCATCTGGACTAGTGGCGGCGATGTCGCTACTGGAAGACGATACTGCGACGAACTTACCGTTTCCGTAGGTCACGCTCGACCACCTCGCGCTGGCCGGCAGAGTTTGCTGCGTCCAAGAACTTCCGTCCGCGCTAGTCGCTGCTACATTCGCGCCGCTGGAAAACGCGCCGCTACTGACTGCGACGAACGTACCGTTTCCGTAGGTCACGCTAGAGTACCTAACGCCAGTTGGCAGAGTGCGTTGCGTCCACGTTATGCCATCTGAACTAGTGGCGGCAACCGCACCCGCAGTTACGGCAACAAACGTGCCGCCTCCGTAGGCTACGCTTTCCCACTCCTGATTAGATGGCAGCGTGCGCTGCGTCCATGTCGTGCCGTCTGTGCTAGTAGCGGCAATGTTTCCGTTTCCTGTTCCCTCGCCATTGGAGACGGCCACAAACACGCCATTGCCGTAGGCTACGGAAGTCCATTCAGCACTTGGCAACGTACGCTGCGTCCACGTCATGCCGCTGGAATCTTTTTTCTGCCACTGGTACGAAGGCGTGCCGTCGTGCGTCACGTATGCGGAAACGCTGAACGACGCTGCGCCGCTGCTGGAGGTCTGGTTTGCAGGATGTTGCGTGATGACAATTGTTGGCGTGGAGACGCCGTAGAAGAACCCGCAGTCAATGGCATCGTTTTTCCCAATCGCAGTACTTGCGACAGTGATCGTCTGCCCGGATGCCGTGATTGAGATGTTCGTGCCTGGAGCGACTTCTACCGCGCCAGTTCTTCCAGCAACGGACACGACCGGCCCGTACTTCGCCGACTCAGTTGCAAAGTCGCTGATCGTCGATGCCGTCTGCGTGCCGGTGTGGTTGGCTCTTTGTACGGCGAATGACTGCACGGCAGAGTCAGCAGACGCTTGAGCGGTGCTTACAGGTTTGTTTGCGTCTGACGTGTTATCGACGCTGCCAAGCCCAACGTCAGACGCCGCAAGAGTCACGGCACCAGTGCGGCCCGCCACGCTCTGCACCGGGGCTGCGGCTGCGGCACGGACGTTTGTAAAGTAGAGGTTTGCTGACCCTTCCGGCACGGCATCCGTCGTGCCAGGAGATGGCGAGATCTCGATGAACGTGCTGCCAGACCATCGGTAGATCTTATTGGCGTTCGCGCCAGTGGACACAACGTAGATTTTTCCCGTGTCGCCGCTTTCGGGCAACGTGCCGCCAACGTCCACGACATCGTCAACGTAGCTGGGCAGATTCACGGCCTGCACAAGATTGTTGACCAGCCTAGGAATGTTGCTCCCAAGGCGAGCGTCTGGAACGATCCCAGACGAAAGCAGGCTGGCGTCCGCTGTCGCGCCTGGAATCCCAAAATCAAGCACGGCAGAAAACGCAGTGCCTGAGTTGTTGATCGTGACATTGCTGCCGGGGGCCAGCGTCGTCACCTTGCCGACCTGAACGGTCCCAGAGACGACTGTGGCGTCGCCCGGCGAGATCGCGCCAATAGCAACGCTGACATCGCCCCCGCTGCCGACCGTCGTGTTGACGGTCGCCGCTGACGATACCGACACGTTCGCCGCGCCGGAGTTTGTGACGTTGACTGTGATGTCGCTCATGGAGCCACTGGTATGAAGTCGCCAGAAATAATCGTGCGAGTGATGCCGCCCGGCGCCACCCAGCGAACGTAGTGCCGATAGCGAACACCAGCAGACAGGGCGCCAGTCTGCGTCTCACCAGCACCCCACGTCAGAACCCCGTTGGCAGCGTTTGCGACAGTGATGACGGGGGTAAAAGCCGTTGACCCTATGCCGGGAGACGTGCCACCACCTGCGCCCTGGAAGCCTTGCGTGCTGACCACATAGACGCCAGCCGTGAACGTGTAGCCGGTCACGTTGACATCAAGGTCAATCGTGAAGCTAATTTCATCGCCGATCACATGGGTGATCGTGAGATCGCCAGGCAGCTGGGAAAACGTCGGCATTGCGTAGGCTCCTCGTGCGTGGCATTGTCACGCCTCGTCATGAAGGCACGACCGGCTATGCCTAGCCCCACGTTCCCGTCGCCTCGTCGAGCGGCTCATCATCCTCTGGCGTCCGCTCGGTGACGACAAAGCCGGACGCGGCGAGAACCTCTGGATTGTTCGCCCACTGATCGGGATCGGTGCGTGTGCTGCCGTCGGGCATGCGGACACGCCACGGGAGCGGTGCAATGCGTCCCGTGGAGAGATTGCGGTAGATCATCACAGCCCCCATTTATTCACTAGGTACGTTTCCACGGCTATCGCCTGCCCAGCCGTGAGCGTGCCCGAGTAGGCAATCACCTCGCCAATGTGCCCGTTATTCATAGTGCGGCCGGTAGAGCCAAACGAGTCGGCACCGAGGACTATTGGCTTGCTTCCAGTGACTGCCGTAAATGATGCGCTAGTGTGTTGCCACCTGTCTGGCGAAGTACGCGCAGACACGCCAGTAGCAAAGTTGACAAAGTTTGCGCTGGTAATCGCAACTCTATTCAGCCTATACGCCACAGCCGTGACACTACCGGGATTAGAGTCCACTGCCACGGTATCGACGGACGGCGTGTTAAGGTTGTAGTTGAGCGAGCCGTTTGCGACCTTTGAAGAACCAGACGTGCGAGCGCTTACCACTGACGTGAAATCGGACCTTGTAGTCGGTTGATTCCACACCACAAAAATTGTGCCGATTGTGTATGTATAGGTGCCGCTCATCCAGTCGCCAGTAAACTCTACGGCCGACAGACCGTTCTTGACGTTCGTTTTTCTCAGCGGCTGTATTCCGCTGGTCGCCTGCGTGAAGTGCCTTCCGTTACCTGACTTATCCTCCCATCGCAAAACCGCGCCGTCCGCAGCAACCAGCGAGCCGCCAGAGGTGGCGTCGTACAAAGTGCCGGCGTCAGAACCGTCTAGCCACAGTTGCAGGCCGGGTAGTGCAGAGGGAGACGCGATTGTTAGCGGCCAGATTCCATCGCGAGCAGCCGACTCTAGTTCCGTAATACTCCACACACCGCTCGCGCTGGTCGCAGTCGGAACGACTCTCCTGCCAATGCATCCGCCGCCGCGCTGAAGCCCCACTAGCTAGCCTCCTCGTAGGAGCAGACCACCGCCAAGTCGCCGCCCGCGCTTGCCGTCACCGTGAGCCTGCGATCCTCCTCCAGCCACACCGAAGAGTCACGACCGAGCAGGACGACCGTAGCGTCCGCAGGGATCGTCACCGTCGATGCCAACGCGAACCCTGTGCCGCCGGATGCTGCGTTGTAGATTCTCACCGTGGCATCGACACTGCTCGTGCCGTCGATGTTGGCGAGCGTCACCAGCGTCACCCGGAGAGCCTTCCCGCTGGAAGCAGCGTTGACGAGCAAGTCCGTCTCCGTCGTATTCGCCAGCGTCAGGTACGTCGCCTTGCCGGTGATGGTCGTCGGTGCTGCGAGATTTGGAGCGGCCATAATGTGTTACCCAAAAAGGAGGACGCGACCGTAGCTAGATGCAGACGAACCGCTACTACCGCCACCAGAGACTCCGATCTCTACGTAGACGGGCGATTCCCACTGAAATAGTCGAGAGTTACTCTCGTCTAGGTAAAGCGTCGTTTCTGACCCAGTCGCAGGGAACGCCGATGTGCTCGCATGCACTGACAGTGACGATCCACCGCCAGACGCAAACTGCGTGACCGTTCCGTTGGCCGCCCTGTAGAACAGCTTGCCGTCTGCCTCATTGACAGCGATCTGACCGCTGACGAGAGACGACGGCACGTTGCCTGCCGTGGTGCTTCGGAGTATGCGTACGGTGTTCGACATCGCTTAGAACGTCCCGCCGTTCAAGTCGATGCCTGCAATCGAGCCGCCCGTGATCGCCACGTTGCTCGCCGCCTGCGTTGCCATCGTCCCTAGCCCGAGATTCGTGCGAGCCGCCGAAACATCGACCACGTCCGCTAGGTTGCTGGCCTTTGCCATCTTGCCCGAGAGCGACGTTGTGACGGTCGTGGAGAACGCAGCGTCCGACCCGAGAGCGTCGGCCAGTTCCTTGAGCGTGTCGAGAGCAGCCGGAGCCGCATTGATCACGTTCGAGATCGCCGTGCTTACGCTGCTCTGCGTTGCATATGTGCTGGCCGCCGTCGCTTGTGAAAGGTAGGTCGATGCAGCGGCAGACGTAGTTAGGTAGCTTGACAAGTTGGCGTTATTGACCGCCGAGTCAACGTAGCTTTTCGTGGCATACGTGGAAGGCCCGCCGATTGCGACGACCTGGGTGGCAGAGCCACCCGCACCGCCTGTCCCAACGCCGATCCACAGCGTGCCACCGCCGGCCACGCCTTCGCTGTATGCGATCTCTGCGTTTTGCAGCGTTGCCGGCGCTGACGATCCAGTGGAACGCTTAATGCGAATGGTGTTGCTCATCAGAAGTTGCCCCCGTCTACAAGTTGTGGTTCGTTGATTGCCGTGACTTCAGTCCATGTGGTCAGGTTGTCGTTGAGCCGCCACGCCTTCTGCGTGTCGATCACCCAGACCAGCATGCCCGCCTCCCGCCTCAGAGCCGGGATAGCGTCCCGCTCTGCGATGTCGGCCACGCTGCGGTAGCCGCCCTTGCCGTAGCGCGCCTCGTGCGATGCGTGCGTATCTGTCGTGTCGAATGGCACGACCGGCGCGAGTACGTTGGTGCCCTTGATGCTTGACATACGTCATGTCACCACGAGATTGACGGTGCCAGTGATCGGATACGTTGTGCGGTGAATGCCGTAGCTTGCCGCAGCCTGCCCAGCAAACGTGATCGTCCGTGTCGTCGTCTCCCAGGCAGACGACGTCAAGCCGCTGACGGCAAACGTCGGTACGCCGAAACTCGTCGGCAAGACGACGTAGATATACGCAGTGTGTGCGGTGATCGTCCTCGACTGTGCCCGAGAGCCTCCCAGGTCATTAGCGAGGCTGGCGACGATCTGAGCGTCAGTGATGGTCGTCGCAGCAAACGAACCCCAGAAGCGACGCCTGAGCGTCGGAGCGACCTGTGCCGCCTCGGCAGTGGCAATCGTGTGAACACGCACCGTCTGCCGGAATGCGTCGCCCCAATGAAACACCGGCACGCCTCGCGGGCTGGTCACTTCGTAGGTGACATCAACGCCGTTGAGCGTCTCCACAATCTTGTCGTGTCGCAGTGGTTCGCCAAACGGCAGCGAGCCAGCCTTGATAACGAAGTCCCGAGATTCCCACATCTCCACAACGCCGCTCGTGCCTTGCGACTCAAAGCGACTGGTGCCGATGGTTGCGAGAACACTGCCAAAGTCTGCGCCGCGAGAGTAGCGGACAGACCGCGACGCACCCGCCGACAACTGGCCGGCGAGCCATGCTGCACCGGTGGCGAGTAGATCGGACATAGGCACCTCTAACCACAAGACCGCCGGCGGCGCGGAAAGGATGAACGCTGCCGCCGGCGGCTTGCAGTGGGACGGGAATCAACCGACGTTGAGGATGACCATCACCGACGCATCGCCCGACGCAGCCGCAGCAGCGGCCTTGCCGGCCCGCTTGTGCGTGCTGGCAGTCGTGGTGACGACGCTGTTGGTGGCATCCCAGTAAAGGAGCGCACCCTGCGAGACAGCACCCGAAGCCTTGGCGATGCTCCACACGCCATCAACCGACACCGCACCCAGCGCGTTGGCGGCGATTGCACGAGGGGCCACGGTCACGAGATCAGCGAGAAGGACGACATCGCCAGCGGCAACAGCAGCCGAAGGCGTGTAGTCGATGAGACAGCCAGCCTGAGAATAAGAAGCCATAGATCACCTACTTTCTGGGAATGGAGTTGGTTGGAATCATGCCGCCGGGCGGGCTTGGGCTCCCGCCCGGCGGTCACGGTTTGTGTTCAGATCAAGAAGCGTCAGCCTTCACGCCGGCGAGGTACTCGGCCTTGGCAACGCCAAAGTCGAAGTAGCCACGCATCTGCACGCCCAGCGTGTTGAAGTCGGCTTCCGCCGTCTCCACCACGGGCGACTGCACGCCGTTGAGGAAGGCAACCTCCATCACCGGCATGTCAGCCGGCGACGCAAGCAGGTAGTAATCCTCGGCGCTGGACAGGTAGCTGGTCGAAACGACCTGATACCGACCGGCGAGCACGTTCACGTTGGGGCCAGCGGACGAACCGCCAACCAGCAACGCCGAGCCCATGATCTCCGCAGCCGACAGTTCAATGTCGGACGGCACGAGCAGCACGCGGGGCTCGACGGCAACCGGGTTGCCATCGGGATCCTTGAGCTTGCGGAACAGCGTGGCAATCGCCTTGAGGTTCGACAGGCTCAGAGCACCAGCCGTGGTCTTCTTGTTGCCACGGCCCGTGGTGAAGAACGCCGAGTCGTCTTGGAACGAAGCCCAGAAAACGTCATTCAACTTCAGAGCACCACCGCGACCGATACGCTGCGGAACCGCAGTCAGAGCACCGAGGTCATCGTTGATGAGGTCATTGCGAGTGACGCTCGTCATGATGCCGTAGGTCTCTGCCGAGATCGTCCGCGACTCGTCGCTGACGGCAGCGTTCTTGAGTTCGCCGCCAGGGGCGACCTTCTCAAACTTCATGCCGCCGTTGAGCCGGTAGCTCGTCAGCGCCTTGAAGTCGTTCACGCTACGCACCGACGAGATCGACCGCCACGAGCTTTCAACGCCGTTAAAGCCGGCGAGGAGGAACTTGTTGACGGTGCTGGACAGGATGCCGCTGATGCTGTGGGTCGCCCACGCCGCAGCGAGAATTGGACGCAGAGTCGCAGCGGAGATCCGACGCGAGCCGGTGTAGCCGCCTTCCTCGGCAGCCGAGAGCAGCACTTCGCCGAGGCTCGTGGTCCGCTGGATCTTGCCAGCGGCTTCGAGGGTCTTGGCGTCGTACTGCTTCTCGACATTCGGCAGGCCGCCTTGGAGGGCGAACGCTGCCTCGATGACTTCGGGCGTGCGAGCGGTCGGCTGCGCCATGTGAACGGCAGGAGCCGCAGGACGCTCGTCGCGGGTGGCGATCAGCTTTTCCATGTCGGAAACTTTCTTTTCGTAGGTTGCGAGCCGAGCCAGGAGAGCCTCGTTGGCGTCCTGCTTGACTTCGTTCTCGGCCACCACGGCGACGCTCGCCGTGACTTCCACCGGCGTCTCGACGACGTCGGCAGGCTTCTCGCTGGCGTGGTCCGCCATGACTGACTCCTCTGCCACCTCTTCGGCGGCAATGGCGACGCTGGTAGCTGCATCAGCGCCCAAGGTGACGAACGAAACCTCACGCAGCGATGAGGCTTTGACTACACGAACCGGCCCAACGTGAGCCGCTCCGTTGACTTGCGTGACGCCTTCAGCGTCGATCTTCTGGTGCCTACGAACGTCGGCACCAACGCTCGCTTGGAACTGGTAGCCAGCGGCAGCGAGTGCGGCGACCTGGTCAGCGTTGCCATTGCTGGCGAGGATCTCGCCCTCAACGATCAACTGCCCGGCTTCGATGAACGGGCGACCCTGCCCGAGGATCGACCCGAGCGAGTAGTCGTGCCCGAGCACCACCGGCACAGTCGCCGGCAG